TTGAATACTGTGTTGCATAAGGTAAATCAAACACACCTTGATCTGCATACGTAGTTCTTGCTAATGAAGAAGTATACCAAACATTTTCTCCATAATTATATGTTACACATCTATCAATTTGAGTTGAATTTGCTTTTGGATAAAACCAATTAATCTCTGTATATAAAGAATTGTGTTCTGCATAAGTTGTTTCAGCAGCATCGTAATTAATACCTAGATTATCTCCATCTGAACTAAATACAAAGTCTTCTACTAAACAAGGTATGGATTTAACCGTACCATCATAAACAAAGAATCCACCTTCTCCTGACATCCAATAAACAGCACCATTAGAATAACTTAATGCGTGTTGAGATATCAATCCACAGTTTGTACCTACTTGTCTAACTGAAAATGTAAATGGTGGTCCTACGAATTGAATTACATAAGCTGCTGAATCTGTTAATACGAATACATAATCCTTACCTGATACAGCTCCTACGATCTTGTTCCCCGCATCTAGCCTAAACGTACCAGCTGTGTTTGTAGCTGTTGGCGTGTATGTATTATAATCTTCCTGATTCGAGAATCTAATGAACATTGGATCTTGACTTGATGAAGTTCCAATAGTTGTTTCTGTTCCAAAATGAAATAAATGTCTATCTCTATCGGATACTAAAGTTAATCTAGATGCTGTTGGAGCACCTGACATAATAGTTGCTCTAATTGATCTTGCTCCAGCTGCTCCTGCATCCCAAGTAAATGTTCTACCATCTGCAATCGTTGCAATTAATATTTGTCCAAAGTTATCAAGTGACCAGTTACCTGGATCAAGAACTACATCAGATACTGTTCTAGCTGTTCCCCAAGTTGAATCTCCAAATACATAAGTACCCCAACCATAACCAGGGATTTGGAACGCGGGACCAACTGTTACATAAGGATTAACAGAAGTTGAGCCAGCTGCTGATAAACCTGACCCTGTTTCATTTGATGCCATAGTAACTGTAAATGAATTTGCATTTGGCACTGTAATAACTTCATAAGCAATGTCATCAAAATCAGCTGTTGTATATCCTGTAACACCTCCACCAGGTAATGATGTAGAACTAAATGTAAAGTAATCTCCAACCTCTAATGAATGAGATGTTTTGTTAACTGTTACTGTTGCTGAACCTGTTGTTGATGAAAATGTACAAGAAGTGATTGCTGTATCTAATGGTGTAATGTCATAAAAAGCATCACCATAAAATAAAAATAATCCTTTGTGTGTTCCAATGGCTGCGTACTTCTCACCACTAATGGCTGCCCACGTGTGCTGGGCTCGCGCTGCTCCAGGTAATGTTTTATCAGCAATAGTTAGTTGTCTCCAACCACCTATTTTCTCAGGTAAGCCATATCTAAAACGAACAAAATCACCATCGATCCATTCGCCTTCTGCTCCTGATGCTGTAGTTTGTTTATTAAATCCTGGTTTAAATCCTAACTTTTTTAATGGCATAATATCTTATTATATATGCTTTTTGTTATTTTGATAGTATTATATTTTAATTTAGATTGGATAGCAAACTTAAGATTTGCCGTCTAATTTATGGATATTAACAAAACTGTCTGAGTTCGCGTTACCTATTTTACCTGTAGGCATATAATTAACAGCTAATGAATAGCGTGTTTCTTTACTAGTGTGTGGTAATATTTTATGATAAACATCGCTAGGAAAAATAATTAACATTCCATCAATAGGTTGAAAAGCATAAGCAGAAGAATTCCAGATATTATTTTCTATTAAACTAGGTACAAATCTTTTTGTAGAAAAATCTACGAAACCAATATGACCCGCATCTTTAGGGGGTTTTATATATAATACGGCACTAATAAAACAATTATTATGATTATGATAATCTGAAGTTTTATAAGTTTCAGTTTTTGTAAACCAAGATCTTGTTAATTGAACATCATTTTTATATTTCATAATATCTTTACTATATTCATTCACATATTTATCAATGTCCTCTTTAACAAATTTTAAATCAGATTTATTTAAAACATTTCTATCAATAGATGAATCAGCGTGTTCAAAAGATTGGTCATATCCTGCTTTAAACCAATTTTTTTTCTTTACTATTTTTAATATTTTTGATGTATCTATGTTTGTTTCTTTAATATAAACAAGTTTACTAAATAATGGATATAATGTAGCTGTTTTGTTCATTTATCTAAAATAATATTCCAATCTAAATTTTTTACTATTTTAGTTATATGTATTTTTTTAATTTTATTCTTTTTAAGAAAATTATTTAATTCTTTAAAATCAACTATAAAATACTTTTCATCTATATCAAAAACTATTTTATCTGCTTTAGAAGTGTAACTCATTTCTTTCATATTATTTTTTACAGGTCTGATATCATATTTTAAGTTTTCATTTAATCTATTTTTTAAAACACCAGATACATTCCAACCTTGACTAAAATTATTGTTCCATTTTACATCTTCTAAATACTTATCTACAAATTTATCCATTTAATTTTTTTTACAAAACCAATCTGGTAGACCTATGTGTGGTCTTCTATCATATATATTTTCTTTAGCTCCTTTTGTGGCACTATTGTTATAATGTAAAAATACTTGAACACATTCATTGCCTTTAAAAGGTTCTCTCCAATGTTCTAATTCTATTCCTCTGTAAACTAACATATCTCCTGGTTCTAAATCTACTTTAATACCTTTCTTCCCTTCTTCTCCTGAAGGTTCTAAGTATATTGGCCAAGGATCACCACCTAGATTTAAAGTGGTAGATATTTCACAACTAAATCTATCTTTGTGTCTAGATAAAATATCTCCTTTTTTATAAATTCTTAAAAAAGTATAGGATGGATTTAATTTTAAAGAAGTTTCTTTTTCCATTGTAGGCTTAATTTTCAACATTAAAGTTTCCATTGCAACATCTCCATAACATCCATAAGTATCTGGAACGTGATGATCATCATATGACCCTAATATTCGTTCAAAAGGAGATACATATTTACTTTTTAAACAAGTATCATAAACTTGTTTTTTTACAGTTAAATAATTATATAAAAATAAAACTAACTCTTTTGAAACAACTTGTTTGATAACTTTATATTTATTTTTTTTAAAACTCATAATTTATATTTAAAGTTAATTATCTATTAATACATTAGATGGTACAGCTTGAATATTAAAATGAATGAATCTAAAGGGTTCTTTACCGTGATCCATCGTAAATTCGTGCAACAAATAACTTGGGAATATCAAAAGATTTCCTGGTTCTGGATAAAAATGAACCGTTTCAGAGCCATAACAAATAATATTTTCCTTTAGTTTTAATTTTGTCATATTAGCAGCAGGTCTTGGATCAAGAAAAACAGGATGAGATGTGTTCTTAGAACATTTTAAAAAATAAAAACCACTAACGTGTTGATTTTGATGTTGATGAGCGTTTTGATGACCACCACCATTTTTAGAAAATTCTTGAACCCAGAAATCTGTAAACAATAATTTATATTGATTCATATCGTATCCTTGTTTAAATAAAAAATTCCACGAAGTTTGTCCTATATAATTTATTAAATCAATAAAATTATTGTTTTTTAACAATGTACCTGAATGGTGACTTAAACCAAAACCTTTGGATTCTTTTATTAAAGAAGCATCTCTTTTTATAGCATTTTTAATAATTTTATCTGTTGCTTTAATTGAAGATTTTAAAAATTCTTTTTTTTCTTCAATATGTATTGGTGTACTAAAATGATTATAAACGTTCATATTATTTAAAAGCTTCTCCTAAATTCCACATTACTAATGAATATCTTGTTCCTTTTGTAACTGGTTGTACTCTGTGCCATAAAAAAGAAGGAAATACTACAATAGTTCCTTTAGGAAGGATTTCTTTTACAGTAACTAAGTGGTTTGATTCGTCTCTTAGATTTGGACTATAATCTCTAAAATCAAATTGTAATTCACCCCCTTCATACTCTGAACCATCAGTAAGTTGACAAGTCATAGATATTTTTCTTTGTCTATTATTTTGTGGTTTAAAAGTATCAATGTGCCAATCATAAAATTGATTTATTTTATATTTTGTAAATTGACAAGATTCTGAATAATCCCATTTAAAATTCCAACCTGCATTAACATTTGCAATATGAACAAACGGTTGAATTTCTTTCATAATCCAAGGATCATCAAGCCATATAACGTCTGAATTTCTTTTACGTTTAATTTCCCATATTTCTTTTTTTGATAAATTTTTTTTATCCCTAATTCCTGTTATACCCATCATTTCAGGTTTTGAAAGAGCATATTTAACTACTTCATCACAAAATTTTGATGATAAAGCAGATTTAAAATACCAAAAATTATTCTCCAACGGTAACATAAGTATTAAATTGTATAAAATTTAAATCTGCTTTTTGTGTATTAGTTATAAAATAATAATTAGAAGCAGGAAACATAATAAATTTATTGTTTGTTAATGGAATATTCCATTTTAAATTTTTTTGTCTATTGTTATCATATAGTATTGTAACATTACAATCTTTGACTCGTACTCCATATAAAAGTATCCAATCAGCAGATCTAGATAAATTTGCATAGTCAATATTTAACTGAGGTTCAGTTATTTCATTTGGTAAATATATTTGATGATATCTATCTTTATGATAGATAGATAATTTATATTTTAAAAAGATATTTTCAATTATATAAGTATTTAATTTTTCCCATTCTTTAGAATGTATAAATTCTTTACCTATAATATATGCTTCAAATGCTTTTAAACATAACTCATCATTATTTATTTCAAAACCTTTTGGCATTGAAATGTCATCATAATAAATAGATTGTTCCGTGAGTTGTTTCTTTCTCATATGATTATAAATATGAGATATTTATATCTTTATATAACTAAAAAGTCAAGATTTGTTAATAGGGTAGTATTTTATTTCCGTTATCAATTAAATCCCATTGTCTATTTGTTTCATTCCAAACATATAACCAATAAGGACTAGAAAGTGTGGATGTACCATCACCATTTGAAATAATTTGATTTTGAGAAATTTGTTCCTGAGTTAATGCAGGAGCATCACCAATAGGTGAAACCCATTTTGCATTAGCAACATCTTTTACCCAAGATGGGTATGGTTTTTCAGGCCAAAATATATTATTATCTGCATCCCAAGTATAACCTATACCTGCATAATTTCCTCTAAATGGAGTTTTACCATTTTTATGGTTATTTTGATATGTGCTGTATGAAGTTTTAATCCAAAGATTAGCAGGCCAATTATTATGTTGTTCTAAGTATTGTTGACCTACTTGTTCAGATTCAACACCATTAGACATAATTTTACTGTCTTCAATGTATAAAACTGAGAGAACCTCATTTTGTTCATTTATTTTTGCAAAATGTGCCATTATTGAAATTTATACCTTAAAATTACTGCGCCAGATCCGCCAGCTCCACCACTTGTTGGGCCCGAACCTCCACTCACTGAAGATCCACTAGCTCCTCCGCCGCCTCCTGTGTTAGTTTGTCCAGCTCCACCTGATGTGCCAGCTCCTCCGCCTCCAGCTCCACCTGGATATACAGGTAATCCAGGGGGATCTTCACCGTGTTGCCCACCGCGTCCTGAAAACCAACGTGTACTGTTCAAAGATTCACCTATAGTTGTTGTAGGAAAAGGCCCTTGTATTAAAGTGTTTTGTCCATCTGCAGAATAACCATTTCCTTTAAATGCAGCAGGTTGACTACCGTTTCCAGCTCCGCCTCCAAAACCTTCAGGTGGAGAATATCCTCCTGCATTTCCGCCACCCCCTTGGCCTCCGCCGCCTCCAGGGAGTCCTGGGAAATATCCACCTGTTGAATTAAATCCTCTACCACCTCCTGTAGAACTTATTGGTCCAAAAACTGAATTACTTCCTGGGGTTGAGTTAGGTGAACCACCGCCTCCTACAGTAACTGAAATAGGCCCTGATAAACCCTTAATTCCTGGAACTCCAGCCGCTAAAGCTGCAGTTGGAGTATTACCGACAGGATAACATCCTGCAGTTTCTCCAGAAGATTGTCTATAACCTCCTGCACCTCCATATCCTCCGAATCCTACGCCAGGTGAAAAACCGCCTCCGCCCCCGCCTCCAGCGACAACTAAATATTCAATTTGATCACTTCCTAAAGGGTTTCCAGAACAGGAAATACAAAGCGTACCTGGACTTGAAAAAGTATGAATTCTGTAATCACCATCAGTAGTTTCAGTTCCACCAGTAGCAATTATAAATTTAGGTGCACCACCTTTTTGACCATATCCTCTTGATGATCCTGCTCCAAAAGTACCTAATAAAGGCATATTTTTTTTCCTCTCTTATTCTATTACGCAAACTGCGTTTGCGATGCTAACACTGTAAAAGTAGACGCTGCAGTTTTAATTGCAGTGTATGTATAAACATCATTTGATGAAACGTTTCCTTCAGTTGGTGCGGCACCGCCTTGCCAAACTGGAGTTACCGCTGAACCATCAACTTTTACTGTTGCGTTATAGTACGCTGTTGCGTTTTGCTTCGAAACATATGCGACTGTGATAGATTCACCTACGTCCATTACTGCGTCTAATGAATTAGAACCATCACCTCTTAAATTGACAGTGAAGTTTGCATCAGCTGCTGCTGTGCTTAAAACAACACCTTGTGTTTGTGTGTCAAAGTCAATATCAGAATCAAATGAACCTGATACAGTTACTTTTTCTGCAACTCCTTGAATTTTACCTGCTCCATTAAATGTAACTTTACCTAAACCTTTTGGTGTTAAGTTTAAATCAATATTTGTATCATCACCTGTAGCAGAAATATTTGGAGTTCCTGACGCTGCTGCGTTAGTTACTGTTATTTCATTTACAGCTGTAGCTGTTTTAGAAAATTTAATGTATTCGTTATTTGAATCATCTTCTAATGCTCCAGTGTCATCAATAATGATGTCATTACCATTTGTATCTAAGATACCAGATAATTGTGGTGAGTAGTCAGATGATACTTCTGTGAAAGCTGTGTCAACAACATTTGTTCCATCAGAATAAACCATTTTTTTACCTTTATCAGTTGCACTCCAAGTAACACCTGTGCCTGATGAAGTTTTAACAGTTACTGAAAATGAACCTGATGTTGCATTTTCAATGATGTAAGTTTTTTCAACTGAATCAGGAATAACTACGTTTACGTTTCCTGTGATTGTTCCAGTTAATTTGATAACAGCATCTTTACCATTTGATAAAGCA